TTGTGCCGCCATACTCGCTTGTGTATTAGCTATATTTTCTTGTTGTCATCTATTGAACGCTTTCGCTCATGCAGCGTCTATCGAATCTGATCATCCGTTACTAGATCAGTCAGCAGAGTTCCCGCTCCCCATCTTTCATGACGAACCAGCGATATCGCTTATATCTTCTCATCCTGCTCCTGTTTCTGCCTCCATATCTCATGGTACCGGACCAGGTGATTCACCTGTCGGTCCTTCTGTTGTCTTTGTTTCATCTACCGGTACATCGGGTTTAGTAGCATACGAGCTATCGTTATATGGTACCCCTCTCTCTCCTGTCTCTGGATCATATACAGTCCAATCCTCTTGTCATGAACCAGAATTAGGTGCTGTATATCCGTCAGCTACTCATCCTTCACCTGGTGCTGAGTTATATGAACCTCCGCTGTTGTTCCCGTAATAACCAGGATCACCTCACGTGAAAGTCTGGCCTCCTCAGTAGTTATAGTTAGATGGAGCTCCTCAAGCTGCTGCTGTGATAGCTGCCGCGTTCCCAGGTGTTATCCCCGCTGCTGCCGCTGCTGCTGCTACTGATGATGAAGAAGAGCTTCCACTAGAAGAGCTAGAACTAGAAGAACTAGAGCTACCACTAGAGGATGAAGGTGTAGACCTTCATATATAACGACCTGATGAAGTAAATCTCGCTCAACTTCTTCTCGCCATTTTTGTAAATATTAAAGACTAAAAATTAGCTATTTTCTATATACTCTTCGAACATATCGTACTCATATAATGTAGGTGTTGTGGTCCATGGGGTAACCCCTTTAAATACTATCTTTACTTTGATCCAGTGGTTGGTGAGTCCTGTAAGTTGTGCTTTGAAGAACTCTTTCCATTTCAGTGCCCCGTTATCTATTGTTAGATCAGCTGTCCCTGAATAAGCTCATCCGTTGACAGAGAAATATATATCGAACGATTCTCCTGTTATCAACGAATATGCTAAGAATATCCTGTTCACTCTTTTGATCTTCTCCATCGTCTCGCCATAGAATTGGGTGGTCTCGAGATAACCGGTGGTACAGTAATGGGTATCAGATTTCTTTAATACCTCTACATCATCGGTCGCTACAAACGTTGTCCCTTTATATACCACTAACGGTGACATAGCTGTTATATGGTCAGCGAACAATTTATCTATAATAACCCCGTTCTTTAATGAGGTATATCTTTTCCCGAATTTATATAGTTTATGTTCGTACCCTACATAGAAGAAATAAGGGTCGATCCCGATAAGGTTCTGTGGGACACAGTTTACTGCTCAAGATAACCCGAACTCAGAAAAATCGGCGTCATATACTTTCACTCATTGGTATCAGCTGAAGATATACATCCCGTCAGTACAGACAGCGTAATCTAGTTGTCCGTCGGTAGTCACCGCTTTGAAAACCCTGTTATTATATATGATATGGTCGGAACTTACGTCGTTCCAGAAAAATAGTTTGCTGTTAGTATTTAGATGGTTCACATATATTTTCAGGTTATTGTTCAAAAAAGATAACCCTACTATCTTATCGCCTGTCGGTAACGTCAGCGAAGTCGATACACTGATAAATGTGTTAGGGGTAGAGAATAGATATTTACCGCCACCTCGATATAAGATACTATCTGAATAGTTATATACCGGGAAATCTAAGCTATCCGCCGCAGTGAACCCTTGGAACTCTGCTGTGAACGTTAACGCTGATTCTGCTATACTAGCGAATGTCTTGAAATCATCGCCAGTGAATGTGATCTTATGTAACGCTCATGATGTAAATACTACCACGAATGTGCTGAATGTTATCGCGTTCAGGATTTTTTTATCAGCTAACGCCATCGTATGTACCAACGCCGCACCTGATCATGAATCGATATATATTTTCCCAGTATCGGTGAAATATGCGTTCGATTGGATATCGTTCGGTAACATCAACACTTTCATCACGTTCCCAGAGATAGTCTCTGAAGCGTTCATTGTTATATCGGTGAAATCTTTAGCTAGTGTCACCCCTTTAGGGTTAGTGAATATATCAACATTCTCTCCATACGCGAAATTGATCCCGTTATACAGGAACTCGTTCTCTGACATCCCACCATACCGTTTATCGTTTATGAACGGGATAAATTTATCTTTTTTATCTACCATTTCTCGAATAATTATGTAAAGCTGGAAGTTGTTCTGTTACTTTATTCATGAACCTGTTCGCCCATCGTTTACCTGCTTTAGCTTTGTGCATTTCATATTTGGTGTTGAATAGAGCGCTATCTACCGAGATAAATTCCTGCATTTTATATGCTATCCCGTATAGCAACGCTTTCTCGAATTTATCTTCGAGGTATAGTTCAGCGTCATCTACTGTCGCAGTCAATGTCGGTAGTTTCTGGATATAGTCGATCATTATCCCCCTCGTTACCGCTTCCTGTGGTTTAGGGTATAATCTTATCTCTTGTTCCATGAAAAAGAATACCGGGTTATCGTTCGATACTTCGTTGAATCTCTCCATCGCAGCATAATCTACTTTCTGTTGTACTACATTCACATCACCTTCTCTGATCTCTATCCAGTTCCCTCCTGTCTCAGCTCCTCGTGCTCCATCGATAGAGGTCTCGGATGTTGTAATTGATATATTGGTTGTGATATTGATCGTATGTCCGGTCGGGTTAGTGATCACTAACTCTATATCAGTATTCAGTTGTTTATGATAATCAGAGATAGCGATAAAGGTATCAACTGTCCCTGCTGTTTCAGATTTCACTACCTTCATAAGATTTATAAGACAAGTAGCTTCGTTTCCACCTATCGCGAAATCTCCTGGATCTGTCGCCGCACCGGCCGCTGTCGCTGTATAAACCAGCCCATTGATAGTAATAGTTTCTCCTGCTACCATAATAACAGATGTTGTATATGTCTGTGTGTATTTGAAACTAGCGGTGCTTGTATGTGCTAGGTTACAGATATATGATCTCCCACCTTGTAAACATTTATCTCATACCGCGTATACTGTGCTCGCCGCCCAAGCTGTATATGTAGGCGCTGAATATTTTGCAGAAAATAAGAGTATCTTTTCGATATCCCTGTATCAGGTAGGTAGAGTATATTTGTTTTGATATAGCAACGTATCAATGAAAGCTGTTTGGTGCAAGAAATCCTCAGACGTCTCTTTCTTGAGATCGATGAGCTCTTGATAGATATCATCTACCATGATTATCGCTTGCGCGTCTGTAACGTTCTCGTCGTCGACTCATGCGAGCAATCTCGCATTAACTATTGCTGCTGGTATTACTGTTGCTGACATCTGATAGTGGTTACAATCTAAATGATTAAGTGGTAGAGCGAGCTAGCCCGCCCTACCTATAATCAGTTAAGCTCTCGTTAACTGTCTAGTTAAGATAACCACATTCTAAGTAATTCATAACAAGAGTACCAGTAAGTCCAGCGTCTTGTATTTGTCTTACACATGGTACAAGAACAGTCCCATCAGCGAATGTGAAGTCTAGTCCCACAGTAGGAACAACTATCCCAGAAGCAACTAATGCCGCTGTGTTAGCCATCTTGTATGTAACTTTACCGTCAGTATCAACCTCCATTCTAAGAACAAATGCAACTGTATCAGATACATCGTCAGTAGTGTCAGTCAAAGTTTCACCAGCAGAAGCTAGGTTAGTAGCTAAGTTAAGGTCAGCTCCGATTGCTCCGAATAATGAGTAATCAGTATATGATCCTCTTGCAGCTTCAACAGTAGCCATCTCATGGAATCCTATCAAGATTTCGTTTGAACCTGATACATCAGCAACAGTGAATTTAGCTTCGATAAAGAACCCAACAGGTTCTGAACCAACAGTAAATATGAATCTTGCGTCAGCTTGTCCTGGTTCAGACATACCTATTTCCCATCCATTAGTATCTACTTGATCACCTGCGATATCTAACCCAGTAGCAGCGTTTGAAGGACAAAACAATGCTTGTGCTTCAATATTTGTTACATAAAGAGTAGATAGAGGTGTAGAGATAACATTAGTCAATGCGTCTGTAACAACAGGCAACACGTTCCCTAATGGTCCTCTCCCTATAACTCTGTCTGTGAAATTATCGAACATATAACTCCCCTTCATATTAAGGTCACGAGTTTTTCTGTCGATTTGTTTTAATGCTTTTTCAGTCATAATAAATTAACAATTATAAAGATAAAAATTATAGAGATACTCCTGCTCATTCGATAACAACAATAGATTCGTCGTTAAGGATTTTACAAGCGAATGATTTCTTTACACCTATTGTCATTCTTTGATTCATTGGATCAGCTGTTCCAGCAGAACCGAACCCTTTAACAACAGTTTCTAGTGATTGCAATTCTGTGACACCCCAAGCTCTTGCTCCGAATACTATTGTTGGGTAAATCGTAACAGTAGAATTGTATGTCTTAACGTTTGAACTTTCGATCATTCTTACGCCGTGGATCATCCCAACCTCTCCTTTGTAGATAGATTCTTGACCAGCAACAGTATATTGTCTGATTCCTAGTAACCCACCAGCTCCACTTTCTGTTTTAAGATAATGAGAAACTAACGGATGGATAACACCTGTGTATGTGTTTCCGTTTTTAGGTGCGTTAACACTTGAAAGATATGTAGACGCTCTAGCAAGATCGTATGTGAACATACGGTTAGTTGCTCCAGTCGCTGCTCTACTAGCGGCAGGTGTTCCACCAGCTGTTGTAGCACAGTATAGTTTCTTAGTAGAGTTGTCGAATACTTCGTTTTGTATCACATTATCACAAATTCTAGCCATATTGTCACCAAGGATTTCAGCAGCAATCATAGCGATATTGAATAACGCTTTAGCTTTAAGTTTGTCTGTGATGATTACATATAGACCGTATTGTTTCGAAGCAGCACTGATAGTTGTAGCAGTGAACGCTTGATCGTTAGGTGTAACACCGTCAATCAAAGACGCTTGTGCTGGTGAGAAACTTAACGCTGGGAATTTAGCCCAAATCACGTTATCAGCAGATGTTTCGTCTACTGGAGCTTCACCGAACTGATCGAAAACTAAGTTAGGTTCGAAGTTCTTTAATACTTGTCTTACTACTTTATTTAGAAACGCGTTAGACGATGTACTCGTCCCATTTCTTAATCCTGTATAATCGTTCATAGTTATATAAAATTTAGCAAAATAAAAAGGCTTTTAATCCCCTTATTTGCTGATTCCTGTTTTTTTCATTACGCACCATAATGTTGTTGCATGGCCTTAAACGCTTCATCATCTGTCTCCGCTTTAGCTTTCTTTTTAGGTTCGCCTCCGGTCCCAGTATTGATTGAATGGTCTTGTGGTTTAGCTTTCTTGCCTTCCCCAAACGTTATCTCGTGCGCGTATTCTAAACTATAACCGAACTCTTTCTGCATAAACTTTAATTGTTTAAGTTGAGGTCCAGAAGTTTCAGGGAACTTTTTAAGGAAAATGTTTTCTTCCTTTTGGGCTAATTTACTTGAGTCGTTGTCGTTGATTTGCTTGTTAACCACCTTTGTGATGATCTCAAGATCCTCTTCGTCATACTTCTCACGTAATTTATCCATGTCCTCCTCAGAGATGTTGTCGGTACCACCTTTTTTACTACTCTTCAAATCTTCTACCTCTTTAGTGAGTTTCCTGATATTACTCATCGCGGAGTTGAATTTCTGTTTGTAATCTTTTTGTGGTTTTTCAGGTTCTCCATCCTCATCATCATCTTGATCGTCATCTTGATCCTCGTCAAGATTCTCCTCTTCGTCAAGGTTATCTTCATCTTCTTCTCCAGTTACGGCAGGAGTTACCAAGTCCTCTGTTTCGGTAGAGGGATCCAAGTTATCACCAGTTTTGGTCATAAGTAATATATATTTAATAAATAAAAAAACGAATTTTGCAAGAGCTTTTTTCTATGTCTAGGTGCGACAGAAAACACATCAGCGCTTAATAAGAATAAAACGAGGGTACATTATCATTCTAAGCCAAAAACTATCGCACCTAGAGATAGCGCAGTACACGACTGCGATTACCTCTATTTTATTAAGCCTTTTTTTATTGATTCTTTTTTGAAGTTCTCGCCATAATCTTGTAATCTTTCTTCTAGTGGCTTCGCCTGTTGTGTTGTTGCGAAAATACTATCTTCAAGTTCTTTTATCTTGACTATCGGCGCATTTAGCATTATTTCTATGACATCCCTTCTCTCTTTCATGATATGATCAGCATTAAAAATCAATCTCTGATCTGTCCTAGTCTTTAGGATATTAGATTCGATTGTATCATGTGCCTCTGTCCATATGCTAGTAAGGAATATCCAAGCCTTGTTTTTCGTCAGCTCCTTTAGCGACGCTTGCAGGTCCGGCATGTTTATCTCCTCATTTGTTTCAGGTGCTGTCATGTTTTGGTACTGGTTTAACAATAAAAAGTTCTCTATCATAATCTTTCTCTTTAATAGCTAGATATTTACATATCGTTGCTACATGCTCGTCTTTGTTGTAGTTAGTTTTGTATAATAACTCTGGTGTCTCTTCTGATCATTCAGCTATCCCGTAATGTTCGAAGATTCTGTATAGCTCAGCTTTATCACGTGCCTCGCTCTCGATATCCATCAACTCCTTGAAATGTTTCTTTAACCCGTAATGGTCTAACAGAAAATTACAGATATTGTTACATCTCTCTATCATAGGTAATTTATCCAAGATAGCGTCCATCTTACTTTCAAGGTTTTTTGGTGCCTCGGCTGTTGGCTTTTCTTTTTTTGGTGCTTGGTTTTGTTTCGGCATTTGCGCTTCAGTTTCAGCTTTGTCCGCTTTCGCTTTGCTCGCTTTCGCCATCCTCGCTTTCTCAAGTGGTGTTAGTTTGTTCATTAGTTTCATTAGCAGGTAAAATGTGCTTTTTTAGTTCTTTCATCTCAGCCATCATCTCGGCCATCTGGTCGATAATCTGGCTAGATTCTGGTGTTGTTTCTCCACCTCATGCCTGGTGTTCTTTAGGGAGCGCTTTAGTGAACGCTTCTATATTAACCTTAATGTCTAGCCCTATCGGTTTCCCGGAGTTCCTTTCGTTATAGTCGTCCTGCATTTTAGCGTAATCGAAATCCTCGACCCCGTATCAGGTAGATTTTAAGACTTCGTAAAAATGGTCATGTACTATACTGTAATGACGTGGTTGGACCTGATATCTCATGAATTTATTGATATCGTTTTTCCAGCAATAAGGGACCCCATAAAACTCGATAACCTGATCGATCTTGCTTTTGTATTTAGTACGTAGCAAGAACTCCTGGGTACCGTCGCTTTCATCGAACCCCATTATAGCCGCTTTCCCTCAACCTAGATCGATGGTCTGTTCATCTTTCATGTTTTTTTAGTAATAGATTAAAGAGCGTTAAGTTCAGTTAATATAGTTTTGTATGTATCGTTTAGTCATGCTAGTGCCTCTATCTGTGCATAGAAACCGTCGATCTGTCCTTTAGTAGCGACAATATCTTCTTTAAGTTTCCTAGACTCGTTATCAGTTTTAGCTTCCTCGTATAATTTCATCAGATCAGCTAATATCTCTTTATTGGTTTTGATGATCGATGGGAAACTGATACAGATTTTTACAGCGTTATCGAGATATTTCTTACCTCGGTCGAGTTTCATCGCCGCTTTAGTTTCTTTGTTAACTAATTCATCATCAACGATGTCGTCCCATACAGGGAGATCGTTTTCTACCCCTAACATAAGAGTAACGTCAGATAATAGTTTAGTTGTCTCTTTCTTTGCTTGTGCGTCAGCTGCGTCTTTCTTGATAGATTCTTCTACCGCTGGCCCTCATATTGGAGTTGCTTGTGCTGATTCTGCTTCTACTCCTGGAGTAGGTACTTCTGGTTCTTGTTCTGTCATGATAATAATAATGTATAAAATATAAAAACTTAAAGTGCTTTGATTTTTTCGTCTATTGCGTCTATTGCTTCTTTATTAACGTCAGAGACAACATCTTTCGGACCGTAATGGCTCAAGATAGCGTCTTTTTGTGCTATCAATAGAATTTCTTCTTTAGATGTCTCTTTTTTTGTTTTTGTTGGAGCTTTTACTGGAGCTTTTGTTGCTTTTTTTACTGTCGCTTTCTTTACTGTTTTCTTTTCAGTCATGGTAGAAATATAATTAGATAATAAAAAGTGACTAAGTGATCTCGTTTAGACTAGAGCCTCATGACTCGTTTCATTGGTTGATCATGTTCGCTGTCGTCTGGTTCCTTACACTATTCAACGCGTTACTAGCGTCTCATTCCATCTTCTCTGTCGTCATCCCTTGTTTACGTTCCTCCTCTTTCCTTTTCTTCAACATGTTGATCCTCTCAGTGATAGCCAGCCTTTTAGCGACCGTCTCTTTACATTGTTTAAACACATGTAGATATACCTCATGCTCTTCCCATAGCTGGGTAGGAGCTAACGGTTCAAGGTTCTCGTTCCTGCTGATAAGTATCAACTGAGATTTAGCGTCCATCTCCTCTAACGTCTCCGGCACGAAATCATGGATCTGTTCTTCGCTGTACTGCATTTCTCTAAGTAGCTGTCTAAGACTCAACCTAACAGCGAGGTTAGTTTTCAGGGTCTGAGAGAACTGTTCTAGGTATGTATGGATAGCGATATGGTTAGCTAAGTGTTGACGGTTCTTGAGCTGTTGTTCGAGCTTCGACCTGATATCGATATGCGGGTCTTGTGATAGTTTCAGGTGTTTGAACTGGAACGTCATATATCTGTCCCCGTAATCGTTGCTTATCACGATCAGTTTCTCCGCGTCTTCCGGGAGATGGTATAGATACATCATATACCGTTTCATGTATAGATCGACATAGAAATTGAACGCTACCTTGTTTATCATCCCTAACCTGAGGTTCGCGTTCGCAGCGTTCTCTCTTATCTCTTCCGCTGTCTGTTCACCTTTCGGGCTGATCCCTAGCTGGTTCGCGCCTATCGCTGTCTCCACCTGGTTTAGCACCTCTAGCTGGTTGAACATACTGAAATTGTCTTGTGGGACCTGTGATCTGGTGATCTCACGTGCGGTGTTATCTAAACTTATCTGTCATTTCTTGGTATCTACTAACACTATCTCCGGGAACTCTGAAAGCTGTTTAAGATCGTTTTTGTTTACCACGGCGTCTTTATCGACCAAGATATGGTTACCTAAACTAGACCTTATCGCTTTCTTTACCCCTAGGTTCAATAACAGACTCAACGCGTTCTGTTTCCTTCCTGAGAGATCGTATGGTCTAACCCCGTACGGGTTATCACGTTGCGGTTTCCAGTAATCTAACGAGAACGGGAACACCGGCCTATCACCGATCTTATATTCTAGCTCGATACCTTTAAGATACACGCTACATTCAGCGTTTGTAGTAACCAGCTGTTTGTTACCTTTATTGTCGGTCCTCATATGATGATATACCTGGAACAACGCTGCCTCGTCGTCAGATTTATCGAACGCCTCAGCGACCTGTTTATCGTCGTTCCTTTTGCTCGTCTTCTCGGTAGTGTTCTTGATCTCGTCGACGTTCTTGTACCCTTTATCACGCATTTGCTGTTTAGTCATC